GTCACTCCAATTTCGGCGTTCCCATGCCTGAAATCAGAGTTGTCCCGCAGAGGGGGCTCTATGGTAGGTGCGTGATTACGGGTCTGAACGATTGTCCGACGCGCAGCCTCGCATGGGGGATTAAGCCTAGCGTTTACGGCTAGGCGGTGGTTTCTGTCCGGTCTGTGCCGGTTCTAGGTCTGATATAACCCACAGATAATAGGTTGTTGCAAGTAGGATCGGATCACTCACATCAACCGGCGTACCGTTTTCTACCGCAAGCCGCAGGCACTCCATGCGCAGCTCACGCTTCTCTTCTAAGGTCATGTCAGCAGTTCCCGTAGGCGCAGGGCCTCCTGAACGTACCTGTCATGGTCGCGGTGCATCCCGTCCCAGTAGGGCGAGTCTGAGGCCATCAGTTCACTGAGGCGGCCTTCAATATCCACACGGCCACCGTTGCCGCTGGTGCCGACATCGTTCTGTAGCAGCCCGTCTTCGGCCATCAACTGGCCTATTTTGTTCATCATCTTGACCAGGCCCGGATGGTTGCCAATGCCTGTCTCTTCCACAAGCTTCAGGGTTTCGGCATCCGCTAGCTGTAGAAACGCACGACGGGCCACATCCGTATTGGCGGCATAATCACGCCCCCATTCCTTCTGCAAATCCTGAACGTAGTTCTGTTGCTGGTACTGCCAGGCGTCTCTGTCTGCAGCGGTGTTGGCTTCCTGGTTCCTGGTGTACCAGTCATAGAGCTGACGGGCCTGCACCTTGGAGAGCCCCAGCTTGTGAGCCTCCTGCAGATACTGGCCGGTGACCTCATCCTGGGCATTGATCTCATAGCCACTGATTTCATTGGGGCGGCCCAGGCGCTCATACACCTCAGACCAGCCGGTGTCATCTGGACTGGAGGGCAGACGTACCAACTGATCCGGGGGAACGCCTAGGCGCTTAACTAGGTGGACATAACTCTTGGCTAGTTTGCCGACATCATCAAAACTGCGCAGGCTCGGTTCATTTGCTAGGTCTTCGGGCAGACTGGTTGGATCGAACGCCAAACTGTTGACGCTGGAGCCTTCTGGGGCTAGGCCCGTTTCGCTTGGCTGAATCTCAGATGGCTGCGACGCTGTCGCCTCTTGGGTCGTAGTCTCCATACGGGCTGTCTAAAAGGTTGGTAAGACGCTCCAGATCGGTATTTAGATAGCGCAGCAGGTCTACCACTACACTTCGCCGCCCATCGTTGTAGGCGGTGGAATACGCATCCCCTGGAACATGACAGGGATCATAGATCCCATGCCGTTGGCACAGATCCGCCAGCACACGCTGGCCCTGTGGGCTCTCAAAAACAGTGCGGTAGTCTGCTAGACGCCGCTTTTCCTTTTCGCTCAGTCTCATTGTCGCTGGGCCCTCGCTTCGTTCAGATAGGCTACCGACTCATTGCGGCGGCTCTGGCTGATGAGGTTTTGTTGTTCGGCGATGGCGTTGGCTTGTACCAGCTCCTGCTGTTGGGCCTGCTGCTCTTCGGCTGCCCGCTGTTCAGCTTCCAACTCTTCGCCAGACTTGAACACGCTGGGGCTGACCTTCAGGATCTCTGCCGCCAACTCCGCTACTCGCCCTGTCTGGAAGCGCTGAATGACCGTGGGGTCCAGTTGCGCAAAGGGCACCAGGAACTGAATCAGTTGACTAATGCTGGCGAGTTCGCCAGAGCGCATCGCAATCGCTACGGGGTTGCTGTAAGCCACCTTGAAATCTGCATCCAACAGCACCTGTGGTGGGGGCGGAAGCATCCCAGAGCGCAACATCACCGATAGGGTACGAATTACCAGAGGGCCTAGCATTTCAGCTTCCTGACGCGCCACAATCGGGCCTAGAATTGAAAGCCTGTCTCGTTGTCTTGCTGCGATCTCTGTAGCGCTGAAACGCAAAACATCGCCATCGGCTGCGGTAGGGCCTGGCAACTCCAGCAAATCTAAAAAGAAGGTACGGTCAATTGCAGCTCGTACCTGCCCAATCTTCGCTTCATTCAGGTCTACCCGTCCGCCGGTCTGTAAAGGCGCAATCCGGTCCTGTGGTCCCAATCCTGCGCGGTAGTAGTTCAGGCCGCCGGGTGTGGTTCTAATTGGCGATAGGAACCCATCGTCTGGCACCAACAACGGTGGGTCAACGACCTTCTGAAGCGCAATCAAGCCAACACGCTCCATCTCGTTAATCATCCGTACATCAGGCAGCGCTTCGACCCCTGGGCCACGCCCATAGACTTCCATCGAATTCTTTTGCCAACGGCTGACAATGTAGGGCATCTCGTCAAAGCCGCCTTCCTGCACCACCTTGCGACTCTCTGGGTGGATGTAGATCGATAGGAAGGGCTTCTGCTTAGAAGTCTTGCCCGGTGCATTCACACGGGGGCGAACCACATGCAATAGCTCAAAGCGCTGGAACGGCTCCTTGTCGGCAGCCTTGATGATCTCATCGGGGAGCTTGTTGCCAAACTGGCGGTAGAGACTGCGGGCGGTGTCATCAAAGCGCCGGTAGACGCTGTCCACCATCCCAGTCTTGTTTTCGGCAATGTAGGTGTGGCCTAGAAAGTAAGACTTGAACACAGGCCCCATGCCCGGTTCCTGCGTCACATACATGCACCCCGTGCCAAAGGCCAATAGGTCGAGGTAGAACTCATGGGCGCTTTGGTGAAAGCCACTGCGGGGGGCATTGAAGATCCCGTTGCAGCGCCGGGTAGCATCTTCCAGCCAGAGCTGTACCTGCCGGTTTTTCATTAACTCGCGGTCTTCGGTTTCTAACGCAAACCAAGGGACCGTGCTACTGGTCAGCGTGTTGTGCAAGCCAGAGGCTGCGCGGACTAAAGCGCGGACGGCAGAGCTTTCGTAGATCCGGTCACGCCGCTGTTCCCCTGGTGCGCGGTAGCGGTTGGTGAAGTCGGCACGCCTGGGGATCATCAACTCGGCAATGTCCTGCCACATGTTTTCCCAGTTGCCACGCTCTGACTTTAGCGCTTCGTATTCCTGCACCAATGAATTGGCTAATTCGCTCATAGGGCATACCTGCGGCGGCTGCGGGTATCATTACCACCAGACAGTATTGTGTCTTCACGGCCATAGCGGTTCAACAATAAGCGTCGCATTCGACGCAACCGCTCCTCTTCGGACATCTGACCGGCTTTTGAAGTGGCCTGCTCCATCTCTGGTATTACACCTGGATCTGCCAGAGTCGGTGCGGATGCTAGATTGTCGCCAGTCGTTACCTGACCGCCACTGCTTCCATCGTCATCACCAAAAAGCTGATTGGCTAGATCAATATTAAAATTCGCAATGTCTGTCGGTAGCGCTTCAATGCCACCAGTGTTGCCTTCTGCGTCTTTGACGGCACCTTGCACAAATTTGACTACTGGGTTCTTGTCTCCGTAAGCTGTGGCGTAAATATCACCCGCAAAAGGTATGGCTTTTTCTTCCATGTACTTTGTGACCTGTGCAGCTTGTGATTCACCGCCTTTGGTCAACTGATTTGCGTAGTGTTCCAAGGTTGGGTTGCTTTGCCCGTCAGAAATTTGTGTGCCAAAGTTGATAGCATTCTGTTGCATAGCTGCCCCAGCCCGTACCGCTTGTTCCTGTACCGCCTTACCTGCTTGTACTAACGCTTCCTGACCAGCAGTGCCTATCTTGATTAATTCGTTCTGTAGATTCCCTGCCTGTTTCACAGCGGACTCCTGCAGGCCACGCACGCTGATGCGGGTGAAGTCCTGGTCTAGGTTTAACTTTTGATTGCTCAACGTCGGCATGTTGATGTCAATCTTCGGCATAAAATCTTGATCTAGGTTCATGCCCAATGTATTGCCTGCACCGCGTATCTCCGTCATAATCGTATTCTTTGCGCCTTCCAATTCTGTTTTGACAGAGCCTTCAACACCTTGCAGTTGCTTGTCTGCTTCTTTCTGGATCTCTTCTATAAACTTTGGTTTTTTAGGGGTACACATCGACTAACTCCTTTTGCATGAGTACAGATTTACATCGAAAGCCTAGCTTGTTCAAAACGCGCTGGTAGCCCTTGAAGCCGTTTTGGTAAATTCGTACAGCACCACGTTGGCGGGCATCACGTTCCGCCTGTGGTATTACTTCTGCCACCAACTCGCGTAAACTGCCTGCCACATAGATCCCGTAGCCTTCCAAACCGTCAGGACCATCTTCATACGCTGCGACCAGGCAACTATTCGCACTGCTGTACAAGACCAGTTTGCCTGCTTCGATTGCCGCCACCACAGCGTCTACTGTCGTGTCATGCCCATTGCGCTTGATCGCCTTGGCAATGCCGTCCCGAAACTCCTGCTTCAACGCGCAGCTCCACGACGCTTGTAGCCCTGGCTCAAAATAGAACGCCGGTAGCCTAGTCGGTCACCACGCTTGCGGGCTTCGGTGTCAATTGCTAGGGAACGCTGTAGCCCAGGGGCCTGCCCTGCTAGCGTCAAGACCTGTTGCTTCGCAGATTCCGCTTGTTGGGTGTATTCGTTTAACTGTGGTGCCATGCCTTCATACGCTGCTTGTAGACGCGAATACTCCTGCTGGCTGGCGTCATACACCGCTTTGGTGTCACTGGCGGCACGGTCTACATAGCCCTTGTCTGCGGCATAGTCCTGGTAGGCTTTCAACTGGGAAGCGGATGCGCGATTGGCATACCCACTGTCTGCGGCATAGTCCTGGTAGGCTTTTAGGGCAGACTGCAGTTGATTGCTGTTCATAAAATCACTGTAAGCTTGTGCCGCAGGGTTGTAGGTGCCAGAGGCATACTGGTTGTAAGTATTCACACTCGGATTGTAAGTATTCTGTAGGTAGCGCTCATAGTTCTGTAGAGCGCCTGCTGACTGCTGTTGGGCATAGCGCGTTACATAGCCCGTATCCTTCAGTAAATCCTGGTAAGCCTTGTCTGCCCGTGTGATCGCTCCTGACGCCAACTCTATCTGCCGGTTTCGGTTTTCAATTTGCGCCTGCTTGCCTGCAATCGTGTCTAGGTATTTTTGTATGTTGTTATTGAGTGTTTGAACACTGCTGACCGCATTCTTGTAGCGCTGATAACTGGTCTGACCTGAACGGTACTGGTCATAGACATAATCTGTATAACTCTTGCCCTTCGCCTGGTAGTTGTAGGTCACATCGTAGTAGTCACCGATTTTGTCCCAGTCAATGTTTGAACCCATTGATTTGTACAGATCACTGATCGTCATGCCTGGGCCTGTGATTGGGTTGCCTAGCCCAGTTACTCCGGTTAGTTCATAAATCGTGTGTTTCGCATATTTGCTTTTTTCCGGTTTGACTAAGTAGGTGGTGCCTGTGCGACCTGTGTAGGTCTTGTAAAAAAGCCGATTGGCTTGCGTGTCTTGAATGTAGCCCTGAAATAACTCAATGCCTTTATTCTTATTGGCGATGTCTGTCTGATACGACTGAATGTTCTTTTGCAGATTGCTAATTTCTGACTGATACCCGCCAAGCTGGCTCTGGTACTGCTGTTGTCCGGTCTTTGTCGCTGCCGAATACTGTGAAGAGTAGGTGCCATAAAGTTTATTGGCCTGGGTCGCATACGAATCCTTGATACCGCTTAACCGATTCAACTCCTGCTGGGCAGCCTTGTAACTGCGCTCTAGGCCAGAACCCTGAGACGCAATACCTTCGTATGTCGATTTCCGACGTTGTAGTTCGGTGTTGTACTGATTCGCTGCGCTCTGGTACGCGCCCTGGTACGCGCTGTACCGCTTTTTTAGTTCGGTGTTGTAGGTATCTACCGCCTGGTTGCGGTCCTGCACATAACGGTTGTAGTCCCGCGTCAGCGTGCCTTGGTAGTCCCTAGCGGCTTGTACCGCTGTGTTGTACTGCGGTGCCAACTCTTCGTAACCGGCAAGTGCGGCTTTACCGGATTCCTGTGCGCCGGTAAGCAGTTGTCGGTTGCGCTTGAGCGCTTCGCGGATGTTAAAGTCTGTTGCAAACTTAGTTGAGCGGGCCATAGCTTTCCGGGGTGGGGTGTTTGACCCAGAAGTCAAACGGGTCGAAGGTGCCGTCACTTAGGCTGCCTACGGCTACACTAGGTCTGGGCTGGAAACTGTTTGTGATGGCGTATCTGAGGCTTTGTGCGGCATACCTGGTGGCCGACATCAAGTCATCGACCTTGCGCACAATCTTGCCGTCCTTGCGGTGGTACATGCGGAATTCCTGAAACCAGGTGTCGAGATGATTGAATACCTTGAACCGCCCTGTCTGCATCCGCGTCAGTAGTGCCATGATCCCCGGCTCCACCGCAATCCCGCCTTCGGGGTTGGTGAAGTGGCTCCCAAGAAAACGAATCCCTGCCCGCCGGTACTGCGTTGCTAGCGCCTCTCCAGAACCCTTGTCGTGGATGCTGCCGTCATGCGGCCAGGCTATCGGAATCCAGGGGCCTCTGTGCTTGATTGCCTCGGCGTGCTGCAACATCCCAGAGCCCTTCTCCCGATAGGCGTCATACAAGTAGACGGTGTCGGTGTCGCGGTCATGCGCCAACCAGACACAGGCCGTAGGGTGGTCAAAGCCAAAGTCAATT